GTTTTAAAGGAACCGTAGGTTCCTTTAAAAGGATATAAATTTTTTCTATGTAACATAGAATATTATGACTACGGATATTTCCGCAAAATCATGTATTGCCGTGTTAACCCGTGGATATCCGACCATAGAAGAATATCAAACATTGATACAACGTAATGTACACATAGACCAACAGTTAACAAACAAACAAATTCCTTTACTATTTTTTCATGAAGGAAACATTACCCTAGAACAACAAATCTACATTGCCAAACAAACCCCACTTTTGCAATTACAATTTATCAATATATGTGAAAATAATTTGGCGTTTCGCAAAGAAAAGGCACAGGTTCCGTCTTATGTACAATTGGCATGGGCGGGTTTGGGATACCGTCATATGTGCAGTTTTTGGTTTGTAGATTTTTGGCATTTTGTCCAAGAGTATGATTATTTGATTCGGTTAGATGAAGATTGCAATATCCATGTATCTTTGGACAAATTGTTCCAAGATTTACAAACCCAAGAAGAAGACCCTAATGTGGACGTTCGTAGAACGGTAGCATTAGGGGATGATGCCGTGGTTGGCGAAGCCAGAGTAGTGGAGGCATCTATTCAATTACTTACTGCGGTTTATCAAAAAGATGAAGATTTTGTGACCATAGATATGAACAAATTTACACGCAATTTTATACACGATGAAACTGGTGACAACAATGTTCCTGAAAAATATCCACCCAATGGTCCTTATACCAATTTTTTCGGTATGAATTTGAACAAATTACGTACCAACGAACGATTACATAGATATATTCAGGCAGTGGACAAAAGTGATCATATATATCATTATCGGTGGGGTGATTTACCTCTATGGGGTGAAGCGGTTTCGTATATCTTGGGAGATTCTGCTGTAAAAATAGATGATCAAATACGATATTATCACGGCACTCATTATCGTGAAGTGAACGGAAATTCGTAAATATTGATTTAAATAGTAATTGTTCTATGTATCACATAGAACGATTGAATAGTAGAACCGTAGAACAATGTCTTTACCAATTCTTATACATAGATATCTTCCTCAATGCAAAACCGTTCAACAACCTCCCGGTTTTGCCGATTTTTTAAAAGGAACCGCCTATTTGTATCAACAAACTCTGGTAGGCCTATATGCTCCGGCATTTGAACTCGTCGTTGATTTTTCTCATCATCCAATGGGTGTTTTTATTCAACCCATAGAAGAACAAATCCAAAAATATCAACAACATGTTGTACGCACAGACGTTCAAGTCATGGAATGTTTCAATCAAAACCGACCGGTTATACGCAACATTGTCACATCTTACCAAACTTCTCCGGTGGCAGAGCCACCTTTGAAGTTAGTTGTTGAAGGCATTTCGCCCTCTGACCAAACTTCTCCGGTGGCAGAGCCACCTTTGAAGTTAGTTGTTGAAGGCATTTCGCCCTCTGACCAAACTTCTCCGGTGGCAGAAGACCCCAATGTGGACGTTCGTAGAACGGTAGCATTGGGGGATGATGCCGTGAACGTAGTGGAGGCATCGCCACCAGTCACCTACGCCGTTTGTCATGAACCCTACGAACAATTTGATTCCAATGATTTTGTATTGGATGCTTCCGCCCAGGCATATATGAAATCCGTACTGAATTTTGTACCCGAATTGTATGAAAATGCCGATGATATGCTGGAACAAATGGGACTCAAAGATCGTGAATATGTGGTTATACATTTACGTATGGGAGACCAACAAAGTGCACAACAAAATGCCTATGTACAACAATTGGTCAAAGTAGAAGCGTACATTCAACATGTATTGATACCCAAGTGGGGAAATCGTATCTTGGTCATTTCCGATAGTTATTATACCAAGAAATATTTGTGTAACAAATATGAATTATGTGGTACAGATATTCAACCTGTACATATGGGTGAAGCAAAACGATTTTTAAATCGGTCGGAAGCGGCAAGTCCCACCGACATTGGTAATACTCTCATAGAATTTATCTTAATGTCCCGGTGCAAATCTATTTTTTTGTATAGTGTGTACGGTTGGAATTCGGGGTTCAGTAAATTATGTGGACATATTTATCAAATACCCTATGTCGTCATAGAACAACAACAAATATAAACAATCGTTGTTATATAATGATAACCAAGTAATGAATATGGGATATTTATTGAAATCTAGTTTGGTTGTTGCGGTCATTTACAGCCATTCAGCGCAGGCGTTTCGTACATGTAGAATGTTTGCTACGAAACCGATAACAAGACTACCTTTGAACTTAAACATGAAAAAACAAGCAAAAGTTTCATTGATTTCTCAAAAATCCAAGACATTTTCTCCGCTATATCTTCCTCGTGGAGAGAATCAACAAAAATATGTACAAGAATTACGTAATCCAAATACTACCGTCGTATTTGGTACTGGACCCGCCGGATGTGGTAAAACTTTGTTTGCTGGAAGTGCCGCGGCCGAAGCCTATCTACGTGGCGATGTGGAAAGAATTGTCATTACACGTCCCACAGTTTCAGTAGAAGAAAACATTGGGTTTCTTCCGGGGTCTATTCAACGTAAAATGGATCCCTGGTTGCAACCACTGTTTGATACTTTTTTGGAATTTTTTTCTCAAAAAGATTTGAATAGTATGATAGAAAATCACATCATAGAAATTTCTCCTCTGGGTTTTATGCGTGGACGTACATTTAAACAGTGTTTTGTTCTGGCCGATGAAATGCAAAATAGTAGTCCAGGGCAAATGTTAATGTTATTGACTCGTATAGGAGAAGGTAGTAAATTGGTCATTACCGGCGATGAACATCAGAGTGATTTGCATGCAACTTCAGTCAACGGATTGTCGGATTTTTTACAACGTTTACGTGCAAAATCGGATACGGATCCCAACTATATTCAGTGGGTAAAAATGACTTCTCATGATGTGGAACGAAGTCCCGTAGTAAAACAAGTATTACAAATCTACGAAAAACCAGTTTCACCTGCATTTTCGGACGCTTCCTCTGCTTTGCGTTCTTATTCAGATACAGTAAAACAATCACTCAGAAGTGAAGAGAAAATCAGAGAATACAAACTCATTTTTGACCAAACCCGTGAAAAAATGTCAGAAAATCTTTGGTCTTGTGAAGACCCACTGAAAAGAACAAACAACAATACGCAAGAAACAAGAGGAAGATTTCAAGACGATATTTTGTAAAAAATTGATTATTTGTATCTAATTATGAACAAATAATACAACAACAATAACATGAAAACAATCATCCAAACATCTCTAAACGCTTTTACAACACCAGGTACGTTCGTACTGGGGTATGACCAGCATCATCATCTACTATATCAAAATTCATTGTTACTTGCTGAAATAAATAACAATGAAGTAGCGGGAAATATGCGACATATATTGAATTCGCATTTTCTCTTATATTCTTTACGACAAAATTTATATTCTATCGTATTAAACCAATCTCATATTTACAAAGAAATCGCCTCCATCTTCCGAAACATCACCGAATTGGACATCTTTTATTATAGTGTATTTGCTTGTACTATTATGTTGTTCTGGAAAGATTTATCCTATAAAAAATCTACACAAAAAATCATACAAAATGGCGTGATTTCACGTGACATTGTACGTCGTATTGAAATGTTGGTATTTGTCATTACAATGGTATTGTTTCAAGACGTGGATAACGCAACCGGATAATATTCATAAAACACAAAAAGGTGGCGCGCCGAGTTCTATGTACATTTTTTTTTGTATTTTTGAAAACTAATAAAAACATACCATACACTTTTTTATTACGTGACGTTCAAAGTAATATACGATATATTAACACAGCTTGGTGCGGTTCCAGCTACATTACTTAAAAAATATACAACATTTCCTTTCGGGCCGACTGCACTCATTGATAACCCCCATGTTCCCCATGTACTTGTGACTGGTTGAAAACTAGAGGTTAATGTATGTGTTACGTTGTTCCATGAATACATAAACAATGGTCCACCAACATTCGCCATCAAAGCATTTGTTGGTGGTGCAGTCGCATTTCCACCTAGAAAAATGATAGATGCACCATTCGGACTCGTGTTTTGTAATGTTGGTTGCCAATTGGAGGCTAATGTCGGCACCGGTGGGGTAGTCGTACTCCATGTAAGTGTTATCCAGCCGAAATAACTGGTATTACCCGGCATCATTTCTGTAATGAGTGTTAAACCATCCGGCGATATGCAACAAGCCATATGGGCAATATATATATAGGCACCATTGTAAGTAAATTGTATCGGAGAATTATACACATTTGTCGTATAATTCCATGTTAGATAGAATACCCCAATAGCATAAGAAGATATCACTGCGACTGACCCATCAGCTTTTCCTGACACTTGACTCCACTCATACCCTCCTGTAAAAGTGATTGATGTAGCAGTCGGAACATTCCCTGTTCCAGCTGGCCAATAAATAGAGATTGCAACATTTGCAAATCCATATCCCAGACCTTTGGTTCCATCTTGAGAAAGAGTAACCGACCCATTCGCTCTGCTACCCACTGGCGATGCAGTATTCGGTATGAGAGTAAGTCCACTCCATGAAGCACCCGTATTGGAGGACGTAGCATAATAAATACCAGTAGAAACCATAAATAACATTCTTGATTGTGCCATATCCACGGCCACCCCTCCGAAGCTTGAACAAGGAATGTTCGCAATTGCATTGTTAATTGTGTATACTTGATTTGTTACAGTTAACCATGAAATTGCTACTGTGGTATTTGCGGTGGTGGTTCCTTTTGAATTGGTAGCTGTCACACTATATGTCCATGGTCCTAATCCTGTAACCGGTAAATTCATTGAACCACCTGAAATATTATAAGTTAAATTGCCTGTGGTTGAATTCGCAGTACCACTCGTGAGTGTATAAGTTAAAACAATATTATCACCAATACCACCTGTCCATGTTAGTGTAACATTTGGAGAATTATATATACTTGATAATAGTAAGGACGTGGGAGGACCGTGTGCATAATCACTAACTACCGAAGCAGTAATTGCATTAGAAAACCTTTCATTCACAAAAGGAGTAATAGAATAAGTATATGAAGTTAATGCATTCACACTCACATCATTCCATGTCCAATTTCTATTCACATGTTGTAACATAGAACCCAAGACGGTTTTGGTACTCGTACCCGAAACAAACGCAGGTGTGCGTGAAATTGTCAAATAACTAAACACACTTGCAGTTGAAAATGCGATAGAATTGGTAATAGTATATGGAACTGTTACTAACCCTGATGAACTTACATTCGCAATTGTCACACTTGGTATAATGGTCAGTGCTCCCGCAGAACCCACATTGTTACATACACTCAATACCGTTATTTCCATCGGATTCAGCACTCGTTGCAAACACCGCATATCCGCGATTTTTCCTTGAAATTGTACCGTATAGGATGGTCCAAACCCCATATAAGTAGTGGTCAATGGAACAGAAAAATACGATGCCGACATATTGGTCATAGGATTGGAACCATTGTTCAAATATAGGGATTGTATTGCTGAATTTCCACTACATTCTACCGTATAACAAAAGAAATTCCAGGCATTGGGAACCACCATACCATGTGAAGGATCGGTCGTTACGGAAACCCCATTGAAAATCGCATTCAAAGATGTGGTATTACCACCTGTCAAATACACCGCAATTGGATTGATGGAATTGTCAATTTCCATCAATAATGCATTGGATTTTTGTGTACTATAGGGAAAAAACCACCCAATAAGAGATATTCCATTACCCGATACGGCTGGTGCCATAGAATATACATTGGAATTCACAATATGTCCCGATAATAAGGAAACTGCCGTATTGGCTGCATTGAAAGATACATCCATTTTATAATTGGCTCCAACAATGACCGCATCATTGTTACCTAAACCGGAAACATAATTTGCAATGTTGGTAGTTGTCGTTGGAATAAGAGGTATGGACATGATATTATTTATTATTTATTATTATTCACTCCCTATACATAATGTGTACAAATTATTGGAACCTACGGTTCCAGTAAAACCTCCCTCAAGTAACGAGGACACCTCGTTTCACTCGGCGCCCTCCTAAGGTTTCCTTGAAGGATTATGAGTATATTATTTGTATAGGAACACATACAATCCATTAAAATAATTCTTGGTACATTAGTTCTATAGGATCACATACATAGAAAAACACAGGAAACCTTAGGAGGGCGCTGCTCATAGAGCAGTGTCCTCGTTACTTGAGGGAGGTTTTACCGGGTTAGTTTCGCCGTAGGCGAAACTATACGTAGGTTCCAATAAAAAATTGATTTTGTTACATAGAATCCTAGGTCTATGTAACAAAAAACATCTTAACCATGCCTCGCAGAAAATACACCGATCCTTTGGTCTATGAATATATGCAAACCATGAAATCTTTCCTGGCAACCACGCGATTCAATAATACGACTTGGTCCGAAAATCAACAATTTCTGTCCACATCAGACGCATTGGATCCCAAAATCAAATGTGTCTATTCTTGTTCCGTCGTTTTGTCTGGACATGTACCTTTGGATTCTTCCATTTTCGTACTTGAAATGAACAATGAAACCAATCTTATTGAAGGTATTGGATTAATACGACATAAACCTCCTCATTTTCGTAAATACCAAATATATACCCTAGAAAAATACAATGAATATTCTTACCAAGGTGCTCATCATATCCGGCGTTCCGACATTACCGAAGAAGAAATGGTCTACTGGAAACAATTGGAAACTTATTGTTTCAAAGGTCGTAGACATCAAAAACGCATGACCGGTATCAAACTGTTCCCTGCCGATATTTTATATGAACACAAAATGTCGGCGGATTGTGATCTTGTACAGGTCATTGCTACCATGTTCAAAACCCGATTTTAAAGGAATCTACGACTTTTATTTTGCCTGAGGGCAAAATAAAAA